GAGATGAAGTTGCACTGTCGTCCCTGAGTGCCGAATCGAGATTTCTCCAACTTTACTTTTACTTCAGAACCAATTCTAAAGCCCTTCTCATCCGTAATGTAACTGGCCTTTGCCTTGCGACCTGTTAGCCAGATTCTCAGCGAATAAGCATAAATCATCGCTTTTCCACCGGGAGTCATGTATGGTGTGACCAGCGCTTCAGATGGTGAACGAGTGATATTAGACTTAAGCTGATTCAGAACCAGAAAAGTACTCTGTGAGTTAGCGATTGGAACTGTAAGTTTGCTCATACCCTTAGCAAGAATACGAGCCTTGACAGCCATAGATGATTGCGGGTTGAAATCACCCTCGACATCAGAAATAGATGGCGTCAGAGCCAGCGAATCCCAGATAAACAACATTCTGTTTTCATTATTCGATAGCAGGTCTTCAATAGTTTCTAGAACAAATTCAACTGAAGTGGCCTGTACATATAGCAGGGTGTCTACATCACAGCCAGCACGTTCAAGAAATGCTGGGTCAATCGCAGACTCTGAATCGAAGTAAATAACATCGATCCCCATCTTCTGTGCATTTGCTGCAACCTGTGCTGCCAAAAATGATTTACCCGAGGCTTCTAGACCTGCGATCTCTGTTACTTTGCCAACCGGAATACCGGCGCGAGATCCCTTACAAATAATCGAATCTAGCCACCGAGAACCAGTAGGAATCCAAGCTTTTACAGCAGTGGGATTATCACCGGATAAGTTGTGAGCCACTTCCATTCCGGCTTTCTTGTTAATGATTGCACGCATGTCAGCAATAGACATTTTACCCGTGCCAGTTGGCTTTCTCTTTCTTGCCATTAATAAACTCCATTAAAATGTGGCGCGGGAAAACCCCGCGCCACTTATATTATACATCCTTTACAGAAGTATTCAAGTGTTTTCTCCAGTTGCCCGTCACAAAAGTGCGGTTAACAATACTAGCCAACTGGTTCCACATCGATTCATCTGCAACAAAGTCTCCGTAACGTGATTTGTAGTCCGTGGTGAAGCTAGCCGAGTGGCGCTTCTCTATTGCTCGGAGTACATCATATCCTGATTCAATCCAGAGTGCCTTCATTTCTGGTAGGCCCATTTCTGTTTCAAAACGTCCCGTGTTTTCATTCCACTCATAACAAGCGTTAAAGATAGAATGCAGAATCATAGGAAGCATATCCTTATTTAGGCCGTTTTCTACCTGACGAGCTTCATTAAAAAGCGTAGTCTTGAATGCTCGGCGCTTATCGACTGATCTCTCCATCTGCTTAGGTGTTGTCATCTTCACGATACCAAACTTATTGATTTTAGACTTCAGCACCCGACTGGTTGTATCCCGAATAAAGTCTGCTAGTGACAATACTACATCTGCGTGCTCAAATGACGCCTCAAGATACTTACCTGTTGTCGAGTTCTTAAGATGCCCAACACTCTTGTTCGCACCCTGTTTTGGCCATGTGCTAATCGTGCGAATAGATGTGGCACGATCAAAAGTGAGCGGCAAGAAGGCACCATGAAGAATAACTACTTGGCCACTTGTGCTTTCTGAACGAATTCGTTCGCCAAGCTCGTTTAGCTGGTTTTGACACCACTCAATGTTGTCGATGGCACAATAAGTGATATTCTTCTTGAGCGTATCATAGCCGCCAATAATGTTGTGTTCGCTAGCATCTGTCTGCTTACTACGAAAATTAGTGGCAAAAGATACGTTACGAACTTCATCCAAGTCTTTGAACGCAGAATCTGGCACCAGTGCTAACGTGTAGTGCTGGTTGTAGTGTGAGCCGCCGTCGTCTTCGTTAGCTTGATCTACTGCTGTGCCATTGTGCTGGCCATCGTACTGGCCACATAAGCCCCCCTCTTCACACTCAAACTTGATGTATGGAGTACCATCTTCAAATTCTCCATAGTCTAGTGTGCCGGCTGAGTAAATGGCCTGCATTCCGCCGCATCCCAAAGAGAATAACGGGTCGCTTACAAATGCGTCTCTAACCGCCTTATAGACCTTTCCGGCGTCATCAACCTCTCGTGGGTTTGGACCTTTTGGAATCTGGCTTAGCGGGTGCGCTGCTGATGGGCGTACAAAACACATTGTTCGTTCGCCGCGTGGGCCTCCATCATCAAAGTCTGGTAGGCTAGCCTTCATATGGGCTTCTGATCCTGCAAGCGGTAGGATCACTTCTCTGTTATTTCGCATGTTTGCTCCTTTTGGTTATTAATACTGCATCTGGACGATTCGTCCGCAGTTTGCGAATTTTGGAACTAAGTAAAAGAGTGAGGCACCTGATATCCCTATGCCTCCCTGTGGGCGCTGTCGTTATGTCAGAAGCTGGTCGAAAGCTTCGTCGACGCTGTTAGTCTCCTCAGACTTGCCGTAGCGATGAGATTCACTAGAGCGCGATTCGGCATCATCGTCATCCGAAAGGAACGCGTCTAGGAGCGCTTCAACATCAGAGGCTGACTTTCTATCAAATAAAGCCTCAAACTCTGGAATGTTCTCTAGCAGCTCAGCCACCTGTTCTGAGTTTTCAACCAGCGCACTGGTTCGACGGCGAGGTTGGATTTTAGTCTGCGGGAACGAAGCTCCTGCAGGCTTTCCATAATTAATCGTGAGATCAGTACCCTCGTCTACGTCGGTGATGTCACCGTAGTCAGGGTTGAGCACAAGATTAAGAAGTGTCTCGTATGCGGTCTTACCATACCCCCAGATGCGAACACCATCCTTCTCTTCACCACGGACAAGAACCGGGCTGAAGAACCGCTGGCGGGCGGTGAGCGACTTGGCCATCTTGATGGACTCTTCGGTGCCCTCATCATATAGAGCACGAACAAACCCACACACGGCACAGTCTTCACCGAAGTTCTTTTTAGGGCATAAGAAACCGCTGTTGTTTCCTACATTATAGTGGAAGTAGTAATCCTTGAAAGGATCGCCATCTTCGGGAGACACGATGCGAACATCCTGATCTCCATCCTGTGGACGCCAGAATACGTTACGCTGGCCTCCGTTCTTTAGTGCGCTTAGCTTGGCGCGCATTGCCTTCATGTCAATTGCCATTACATTTTCTCCTTTTGCACTTGGCTATAGTAGGCTCGGCAAATGTTCCGAACCTCTGTATTTAATATAACACCGATTTTTAAAAAGTCAAGCATTATTTTCAAAAAAGTTTAATTCCTCGACTTCTTCTTCACACACATCATCAACTGTGGTGTTCCAGTTGAATACCCGGAAATTATTAGCTTCCAGATCCCACACAGTCTCTTTACCTTCAGCAAGCATTTTAGATTTTGCTTTGGTACGAGCTTCAGTTACTTCGCCTCCCTTTACGCGAGTAGAAAGAAATTCATCTGGCAGGTCTGTTAGGCGCGCGAAATGCATAGTGCGAGCCGAGCCATCTGCCTTTGTGAATGTTCCAGTATAAACGATCATTTACTCTCCTGAATTATGTTTGTGTATGCTCTACAGTATACAAGGTTTTTATCGTAATTTGTAGCATAAACGCCATAAGAAACGTCAATGCCTTCTTCTCTGGAATTATCCAGAAACTCTTTAATTTTCTTGTTTAGTGACCCATCTTCTTCAAGTTGCTTTCGATTGATAGCTATATAATATCTCACTTGTCGGATGTTGTCAAGAGGAAAAAACAATTTTTCTTCTTTTTCTTCTAAATCGGAGATCCCATACGTGGAGATTCTATAGTTCTCTGGCATGTTTGAAAAGTCTGATATCACTGGCTCTGAATGGTCAAAAACGTTTACCATGTGGACAGTATTTACAAGCATATTGTTTAGTGTATCGTAGTATCCAATAACTGGGATGTCCCCGATGATTGTTTCCATCGATTTGTTACTAATCAAGCAAATATCTTTAAACAAGCCTGAGCGGGCGTATTCTTGCAGAATTCCAAATGTGGAGCGACCGATCAAACGAGCAAAATCACTTTGACGGCGTTCATCAGAATTAATAAGCATAATATTAATATTGCGCTCTTTTACTTGTTCAAGAATAGGAAGCGAGGCGGCCGAGACGTGCCCTGTATTCGCCAAGACCATCATAAGGTCGGGTGTTGCACCTTTCAGAAAGTTTTTTACAGAAGGGCAATTTTCCTCATATCTCTCTGGGTTGTCCTGCTTTTCTAGAGCGTAAATACCATCTTTCTTTAGCCCTTTTAGGCCGACATCAATACAATATCCTTTATACTGTGGATATTGTTTGAATACATTGACAATGTTGACGCCTGCGGCGCCGAGACCAATGATCTTATCCATTTACCCTTAACTCCCTCAGTTTGCCGAAGTTTTTACCTGCACTAATATTTACCATAAATTTTCCAAGTCTTGTAGAAGAAAATTCATTAACAAGCTCCATTAGCTCCTGACGGTCTTCATCAGCGAAATCAAGCACTATACTGTCATGGACAATAAAAGCGATTCTAGAGCGTTTTGCAGCCAGCAATGAGGATATCTTAGATGCTTGCTCCAGCACCATATCTGCACATGTGCTCTGGACAATATAATTCAGTGCGTGAAACTGATCTGCCGCAATCTGGCGACCAAACTTTGTGTTTACGTGGGCGCCATCCCAATATGTGTTGACTACCCCATCGCGATCATAATACTTGTCTAGTGCACGGTCTTGTGACTCAGGATTATAGAGCCATGCAAAAGAACGCTTTTTTGCGTCGGCCCTTGTGTCAACTCCGCTAAATACATTTTCAATGTTCCACCGATGGATGTCACCTGCTGGCTGCTCTTTACCTGCTAGAGACAGCATCACGCGAAGTTCTGCAGCGTTGAAATCAAGTTCCACAAACCAGTCATTGTTTGGTTCCAAAATAGCACGATGCTCTCGTTTGAGCGTTAGAATCGGAAAACTATTTGGCTTAGTCGTGAGGCGGCCTGTCTTTGTTCCATCTACATTATATTTGCAGTATGGATGCGTCTTTTTTAACTTTTTAAGCAGATTTCTAGCCTGCAAAGAAGCTCGGAGGTGCTTAATATTATTTGGCTGTAGGTTTAGTTTTTGGCATGAGATTTCTTCGACCAGCTTTGTAACTGATAAAAGATGCTCATAATTATCGGGCCTCGTCATTGTATTTAGTACATGTTCTGTTATCTGGTTCTTGACCTCGCAAAACTCCATCAGATATCTCTGTGGCACAAGATCATAAAAACAGTTTTCTTCCAATGACACCCCCGAAGTTACAAAGGAGCGCAAATATGCGCGCATGCGCTCAGTAACTTCAACCCAGGCCGGAAGCAAATGTTCAGGACACACTTCTTTCATGTCCTTTCCTACGCAATAGAGGCTCGCATATTCGATTTCCTCCGATGGCAAAAATGCGGAGTAGCTCCAAGTCTTTGTGAGGCCTGGGGGCAACTCTTCGTAGATGAGGCGGCCATCTGCATAGATGCCCACACACTCTTGCTTGTTATCCAATGCCTGAAATATCACGTGGCTAGCCTTTGGTGTTTGATTTACTATAATATAGCGCGTATCGATCTGGCTGTCAAGCATTAATATGAAGAATTTCCAGAACCGGTTGAGCCACCCATCATACCGGGCTGAGCTTGGCGCTGAGCGGCCTGTTTTTCTGATTTGCGAATCTGTTTGTCGCGAGCTTTTGTTATTTGGGCGAAGGAGCCCGGTTCCTGCGCCGTTGTTGCAACTTGTTTACTTATCATATACAGTGCACGCTCTTTTCCTTTAATTTTACCATACCTAAACGCTCTCTTGGAAATTTGACTCATCCTTTCAGCCGTTTTTTGGCCGCGTTCTTCAAGGTTTCTAATTTGTGCATATTTTTCTAAGAACCATAACTCACCATATTCTAAATTTAGTTCGATAAGGTCTTGTTGTGTTCTGAATACCCTTCTTGTCGAGTATGTTCCGTCTTGATTTAGATTTGGCTGTGCTATCACTGAACTAAAGCCAATTAATGAGTTGTAAAAAATTACGAACAAAGACTTAAAGTTATTGTATCCTAGCAAATAAGCTGGCTCGTAGCAATTTGCCAGAGCTTGCTGAACACTGTTATATCCCATTGCAGTCATATGCCTCTGCATGGCTGGTGAGCCCAAATCAGCAATTATTCGATAGGGACAGTTCTTATCGATGCTGAATCCGAACTGTAGGGCCATATTTTCATAGAACGGGTAGTTAGGGTTGTCA